ACCTTCGTAATAATCACTTACATCTGGTAAAGCCACGAGTATTCTATATCCTGCGGGTTTAGGAAGTTGAGCTTCCCAATCTGCATCAGTTATCTTCTGAGCTGCTTCAGTCATCATCTTCATCCATAAAGTTGCGCGAGAGGTCTTCTACGTAATTATAACAAGCATCGAGACCTCGAATTAAGCCTGTTATTTCCTTGTACTGGGCGAAGTCTTTTGCTCCTCCCCCTCCAAGAAACTGTAGTGCTGAAGATTTATCTTCGGTAAGTTTATCTTTAAGCACGTCAAAGACGGTTTTAGCCATTATTTCTTCCTATTTCTCTCCAAAATATTTAAAACATCCAAGTCAGCTTTGTTCTGCGCTGCACGAGTTTCTGCGCGTAGTTTCACTCCTGCCTTCTTAGCATCAATACCAACTTCTAGCTTCTCTAGTTCAATGCGTTCTTCTTCAAGCTTGGCGTCCACCATATCTTTGGTAAGTTTACGTTTCTGCTCTTCTTGTTTGATTTGTGCATCAACCTGATCTTTAGCTGCTTTACGCTGTACTTCTTGCGCTTTAACTTGCAGTTCTTGCTGCTGAAGCTGGAACATTGGGTCTTGCTGTTGTTGTTGGGCAGCTTGTTGCGCGGCTTGCTGTTGATTTGCCTGTGTAAGTTGTTGCCCCGCATCAGCTACAAGACGAGACAGGTTAACTTCAATCTCTTCCGGCAACTCCTCACCCGGAGGTGGTAACTCAACCCCAAGACGCTCTTCGATTTGTTTGCGGTACTTAAACCCAAGGTGTTCTGCGATATGCGCCTGTAGCGACGCCATAATCTGTTGCGCTTGTGGGTTTTGCCCAATCATCTGGGCGACTTGTGGGTCTTGCATAAACGCCATATGTGTAGCGATATGCGCATCTTGATCTTGGTATATAAAGGCTCGTACAGGTTTACCAACAAGCGCCGCCATGTTTTCACTAACTGGGTCAGTTGGGTTGACATCATCGGTGGTTGGTACAAGTTTGTCAGCGTTCTTAACCCCCAACACTTCAATCATTTGCCGGTGTAGCTGTGGTAGGTCGTATATCTGTGGGGCTGATTGCGCCATCTGTAGCACTGCTTGGTACTGAACTACCCGCTGCGCCATAGTAGAGCTGTTAGGATCACTAACAGGAATCACATCTACCATCATATAGTCTGCTTGACGTGCAGTAACTTCCCCGCGCACAGGTTGATAGTTGTACTCTAACGGAGCATATTCCGCCATTAACGCCTTAAGCATTTTAAATTCTTGCTTCATAGCGTAGTGGACACGAGCCTGAACAGCTGCCATTGGCTTCAATGTACGCTCTAATAGCGCCAAAGTTGTGCCGACAGGAGCATTAGCAGACATATCCGATACGTTCATATCGCTAATAGCGCCCAGCCTGCGACCCTCAGTTGTGATCTGATTCAAAAGGGCAAGAAGGGTTTGGCTAGGCTCTTTATATGGGAGAGGCATGATATTATCACGGATAGACCCTGACGGCACGTCAACGTCCTTCCACTCACCGGGTTCAATCGGTGTATCATCACCCTTGATACGCAGTCCACGAGACTTCAATCCGCCGGGAAGATTAGATAGTGTGCCTGCATCCACAAGCTGACGGATCAGAGATGTACCCGCGCGGGCGTACCCACCAATGATATGAATAAGGCCAAGTCCGTAGAACCCAAACCCCGGCACATATACGTAATGCACGAAGTGTTGGCGCTTCAACATAAGTGGATCGTCTGGGTTCCAGTTACGGCGGATAGACAAAACTTCACTAGTACCACGCTCAATAGTAACTACGTAAGGTTTAGCAATCTCGTCTTCATCTTCATCAACGCCGTCAATAACAAGGTCTGCATGAACTTCGTAGACCGAATAACGGTCATCATCAGTCAAGGAGAACCCACCTTCTTCTGCTTTACGTTTTTCAATATCGCTATGGTAAGGCTGTGGCTCTCCAAGGTCTGCATCCCGATAGAACCCAGCTACCTGTAGTTTCTTGAGTTCGTTCTTTGTGCGCCGCATCACATGAGTTACACGCTCGGCTGTCTCAATATGGCTAGCGCCGTACGGGATAATTACGTCTTCTGCGGGTATGTAGATAGCTACCTGACGCCCTAGATTAGGATCAAAATAGACTTTCTTGAACGCAGAACCAGCAAGGCCAAGACTGTAAAGTAAACGCTCATGTTCTGGGCGATACTCAACCATATTCTCCGTTAATTCATAGTTCATGTCAGCTTTGACACGTAGTGCGGCTTCTTCTTTTTCTTTGGTTTCTTGCCCAACGATTTTTGTTTTCACGGGACCGGAGGCAGGGAAAGTCTCGCTCATTGTCTCTGCTTGGAACCGGATGGCAGCTTCTGCAAGTACTGTAGAATAGACACCACACGCACCTTCCCATGGCTCAGTGCGCTCTTCATACTTAAACCCAAGCACATCTAGACCTTTGACAAACGTGTCTGCCCAGTCTTTCCGGCTTTCGATATCTGCGTCAATCAACCCAAGAAGGTCTTCCGCTAAACCTGCGAGCTGCCCGTCATCAAGCGCTTCAGCTAGGTTTCCGTCAAACGGTAGGAGGTCTGATTCGTTAGCATCAGGAATAATCGTAATCTCCATACTGCCGTCATCAAGCATAACCATTTCAGGATTGACAATCTCAATCTCTAGTTCCGCTTCGGGCTTATCTCCTTCAAGCATTTCATCCATGCCCTCTGGCGCTGCGTATAAACCTTTTTCTACTGCCATGTTCTTACCTCTTAATAAAACCCGCTACTACGGCGCTGCTTAAAATATCGTTGTTCTTCCGGCTCATCACTAGGTAGAGTGATAAACCCGCCTTGCCTGAACCGCATAAGCGCCATAACGGTGGAGTCCACCAAGTCATCATGGCTCATAAAAGGAAACCCAGCAATCTCTTCTACAACTTCTTCTGCCCAACGAGTCTGCGGCACCCATACCATACCTGATGCTACAATGTCTGCCACAGAATTAAGGCGAGCTAACTTATCTCCTGACCCTCTATGTGGGGTGTACTCTTGAACAGGCAAACCCATACGCCGCATTTCTTGGTATAGGGCTGTACCCGCGCTCTTCTTCTCAACAATAAATGCGTCTGGTTCCCAATCCGCATACTCTTCCATAGCAAGATTTTTAAGCTCTGGGAACTCTAAACGTTGTTTTATACTGTTTAGTAGTATTATGTGATACGCGCTTTCCTGTTCATTCATAAACACGCCCCACGTTGTAAGCGCCGTATAGTCAGCACGATTGTGGGTTTCCGCAGCTGCGTCCAAAGACATTATAACATATTCGCAGACGGGTGGAGTTTCTAAAGTCCATTCCCGCCACCACTCTCTTTTAATCAGCGCGGCTTCTTCTGCCGTCGGTTGCTGTTGGTACTGAGCGTTCCACTGAAACGCAGGCATAGACGCTTTCGTACGAAGCAAGGCTTCCAAGTCAAAAAACTCAGGCCATAGCGGTTTCTGTTCCGGTTTCTTGGTCTTTTTGTTTGTAACGTCGAGTATAGCAGGGAACTCTACAACCTCATACTGATCGCTTCGCTCATTCTGCCCCATATCCCTAACGACACGCCCAGTAAGGTCGTCCATGTGCCATCGTGTCTGAATAATAGCTACTTTGCCCGCAGGCATTAGTCGTGTGCGCGCTCCGAAGGTGAACCACTCGTAGGCTTTATCAAAGACTTCAAAGTTTCCGTTAATGACATCTTGTTCGGAATGGGGATCGTCAACGAGCAAGAGGTGAGCACCGCGACCAGCAAGGGCAGAACCAATACCACACGCATAATATTCTCCTCCTACACTTGTGTTCCACCTACCGGCAGATTTTGAATCTTGCGCCAGAGCTACGGTAGGGAAAATCTCTCTATATTGCTCTGTGTTTATAAGATTACGCACTTTTCTACCAAAATCTACTGCAAGATCGGTAGTGTGGGACACCATCATAACTTTTTTGTCGGGATTACGTCCTAAAAACCACGCTGGGAACATAATAGACACAAGCTGAGACTTGCCATGACGTGGTGGGATGTTAACACATATACGATCTTTCTCCCCACGCTCGATAGCCATGAGCATATCTGCTAACATCCTATGGTGCTTCCCAACTATATAGTCCGGTTGCATGTGTTTACAAAAAACGATAAGATCGTCGTATGCCTTCTTATTCTCATTTCTGGTGGCTAGTTCGCCCACCATCCGGTCAATCTCCGCGACCTCGTCCGGCGAAAAAACGTCGAGGTTGGCGAGCATTTGTTCAATTTCTGCTTCGCTAAAGTCTAGCGCGACTTCACTCATCGTTTTTTATACCTAATTCGGCGTCTACATCTAGCGCTTCGCCGTCTATTACTACTGCATCTTGTATATCATCGTCTGGATTTGCCAGTTTCATCAGTTTTGCACGTAGTTTTTCCTTCAAATCGTCCGTAGACTGGTGCGTAATTGTTACTTCGGACTTCTCCGAGAACAACCCAACGTCAGAAATCTTGCCAAGTAGCTCTAATGCACGCACTCGGACCCTCGGATCGGGGTTGTCTGTCTCTAAAATAAGCTTATTAGTGACCAAATGCCGTATCTGTAGGGAACTTTCGACTACAGCTTGCCCAAATTCAGTCAAAATACCCCCTGTAAGCACCAATGATGCAGGGGTAAGGGTAGCTGCACGCTTGTTTGT